AAAATCATCTGGTCCATCAAGACACGGAATTCCTGTCGGAAAATCCGGTCAAATTCCTGTTCTGTATTCATTTAATAACGTAGGTTGCCACAAGCCAAGCTATGGTTCCAATCAAGGTACCAATGATACCAACACCCCAGGCAATCATTCTGTCGGTGGATTTTTCATGCAGGCTGTTTATGGTGATTTTGACTTCTTGCAACATGTCGCAAAGATGTGAGATATTTGTGCCCATGGCCACCATCTTGTCTTCTAGTGCATTGTATCTTTCGGCGCATAATTCAACGTGCGCTTCCAGGCTCTTTTTTTCAATTTCTGTTGTTCCACTCATGATTTTTCCCAGTTCATTTATTTACCGTGATTGGACTAAACCAAATGTTTTGTCTGGGCCCAGAAGTCACAACCACGGACGCTAGTTCTCTACGGTTGTCAAGATCTGTCAGCATGGGCACACCGTCTGCATCGCTATACAACACGGCCACTGGGTCAGCATCAGTGCCGTATGCTCCCGGAGTTTCAGTTTCAAATTCAAAACTCCAACTGGATCCTTCGCGCTCGGGCACAGTTGACTCGACCTGTGTTCGCATGCCAATGATTTGATTTACAGTTTCCCAGTTGCGTTGTTGATTCCTGGATCTGTTCCAATCTGCAACATCTTGAATGGTATTGCCAGCACGATCTTCAAAAGGCACTCGCGACAATTTAAAGTATCCAGTGACACCAGTGGCGGTAATATCAAACAAAGTGGTGCAGGAGAATCTCATTGATTAGTAGTTAGCATCGAGCGTGTATTTAATGCCAAAGAAAAACCCCAGGTTTTTAATCTGGGGTTGATCAACGACGAAAGTCGTGCTACTGACTCGATTAAGAGTAGTATGTACCTTGAGTGACGAATGTTGCTCGTGCAAACACGTTAGCAGTTGGAATACCAATAGTTGCTGTGTTAGCTGTTTGAGCAGCAGCAACTAAAGTAGCTGTGTCATAAGCAGCAACAGGATACAATGCAATAGCGATGTTTGCGTTTTGTGCACCACCAACTTGATACATTGCAACTGTTGAAGTCTGTTGAATTGCTTGTAGAACGTTAGAAACAAAGTTAGAACCACTAGCAATTCCACCTTGACCAGTTAAAGCAGCGTTAGCCACCACTGTGAAAAAGTCTAATTTAGGACCTTGGAAGTTGGTAACTGCGGCGTTAGCCACGTTAGATGATTGTGCTGGTGTACCATTAAGTACGTCTGTTGCGAATACCGGTTGTGCGCCACCGGAAACTACGGTTATATATGCCATTTTAAATCTCCTTTATGTATGGACTCAGAGGTCCTACTATTATTTATGATCTGGAGTAAAAAATCAAGTTTTGGGTTGTTGATCTGGATTGTTTTTGGCACGATTGGCGCTGGTAAATCCACCTGCTAGACGGTTCACAGCCTTGGAGATACCAGCCGGAGTTGCCATTACCCAGCCTTCTTGCCCGGGATGTTGTAGATCCAGCTGTCGTAGTATGTCCATCTTGATGTCGTGTAGCAAGCCCCAGGCTTCAAATGCCGCGGCCATGCCTTCCAGATTGCTACGTGGGCTTTGTAGGTATTCTACTATGTTGGCAAACTTTCTTGGACTCTGTGTGCTTTCGAGCCAAGGTCCAAAGCCGGCAATCAAGTTGTCAAAGTCAGTGCCTACTCTGCTATTAATATAATCAATGCACAGTTTAGGCAAGTCGGTGATTTGCAAGGCTCGCAGTTCTGCTGGATTGAATAGGCCATCTATGGCCGACCCTGATGTTTTGTATACGTCTCTTAGGGCTTGTACCAAGTTCTTATTGGGCCGCACATTTTCTTTGGCATACACAGGTTCTAGTAACAACAATCCTGGAACACGTTTGAAATCAATGTTACCGATTGATTCTTTTGGCGCACCCGGTTCAGCGTACTTGGTATGCATGGCAATGCCAACTTCGCTATTGCCGATACGTTTTCCAACGTCACTGGCGATAGGAATCCTGTAGGTAATAGCATTGGGAGTAAACACAAAATTGCCAGCATCTTCTGGAGGACGATCAGTGTATAACAAATCACCTTGTACATAGCCACGGAATGTCTTGGGCAATGCGGCACTTAATAAAGGCCATAATTTTTCATATATGGGACCAAGATACTCAACTCGCCCGGCTGGCTTGCCTTTGGCGGCTGCATCTTGATCGCGTTGTGCTAATAGTCCAATTGCTTGCCGTGGGCTGGTAAACAGGCCATTGTAACCTTTGGCGCCAAAGCCAGACACATCAGTTAGGACAAAAGTTCCGTCTGGATCACGTCCAAATACCAGGGCTGGCTTGCCATCCCACTTGACTGTGGTAGTGGCACCAGTGTTCTCTGCTGTGTTCTTTACTATGTCCATGGCCTTTTTAATACCTGCGCTACCGTTACGGAACACATAGTCTTCTAGATGTTCAATGCCCTTGGCACGACCACCTTGTACTTCAGCTTCTACTATGACCTGCATGCCTTGATTGACTATGCGATCTCGCAGTCGGGCCAGGAAGTTTACTTCGTTGTATTCTTGATAAGGATTGACCACGGCACTTTCCATGAATGGAATGCCTTCACGTTCCATGTGTGCTCGAAAGTCAGCTAGTTTGGCGTCACGTTTGGGATCTGTGCTTATGGCCTGTAGTATGCTTTCTACACTGGCTAGATCTTGGCGTGTAGCAGTTTTGTTTAGGAGTAATTTGGCAACTCGATCTGGATCATCAGTGATTAGTTTGTTTGTGGCTCTATCAGCAATACCAGCCACTTGATTCAGTTTGTAACCCATACTCTTGGCAAGACTGTTCATTAACACATTACGTTCGCGGCCTTTGAACTTGCTGTCTGCTGGCATGGCTCCTAGCACAAACTTTGACCAAGGCACATTGTTCATCAGCATAAAATCAGTTTGCACATACCCAAGATCAGGTCTTCCTGTGATGGGTGTTTTAAAATGTACTGCTGTGCCTGACTTCTTGACCCATTCCTGTGGCTTGAAGCCGTGGCTGATGGCCCATTGTTCCAGTCTGTGTTGCAGTTGTTCTTTGGAGACCCGGTTGGCATCCACGGCGATATCTAGATCACCCGACGTGTCTTTGATACCAGTACTACCTAGTGTATTGTTCAGTAGATCCAAGCCTGGGACCAGTTGTTCTAACCAGGCCAGAGTAGGTTTGACATCGGCTTGATTGATACGCTGTGTGAGCGCACGCCCGTCGGCATCTTTGAATACATTGCCACCTTCAAAAATGTTCATTATCTTGATCTCATTGCTTGTATTATTAGCTTGTCCCAGAAGTCGTTTCCAGTTTTTTGGGGATCAGGTCCACCAGCTTGATCAGCCAAGGCACCCAAGTTCCGTAACTGGGTTGTAGTCAATCCGGTCTGGACCGGTTGACCTGGTTGACCTGGTTGACCTGGTTGACCTCGTCGAGCCTGATAACGTAAATTGTTTCCGCCACTGGTGCGCCGATCCCAATCAATCACATGATTGGCTGCAGTGGCCAATGCAAAAATATCGTGTAGGGATTTTTGCTGGGCTGGAATATCTCCATTCAAACTGACCACTTGATTTATTAATTTTTCTATTCTGAGTTTTAGTTCAGGAACACCGGCTTCCACTGTTTTTAAATCAATGGTGCCCAGTTGGCTGTCGATCCATGTCCTTATATCCTTGGATAAATTTAAATTAGCTTTAGCTACATCAGGCGAGACAGGCGAGAGTTGTCCTGCCATGTTAGAAAATGCCTGTGCGCCATCTTCCTTAATTCCTTTTCTAGCAGCAGATTTAATTGCCAGCTTGTCTGAAGCGGTTTGCTGGAACGCTGGCTTGGCTTTTGCGGCATCAGCGGCAGTTTTAATTTGTGCATCTTCTGCATTCTTGGCGGCATTTGCTTGTTGCGTAGCGGCCATTTGCTGTTGTGCCTGTTTTTGGCCCGCTTGTCCAGCAACCTGTTTAATTGCTGTATTTTTCTTTAATTGGTCCAGGTCCAACGATTGACCTTGTGTTGTCGGGATTGCTGGTTGTACAGTTGGTTGTACAGTTGGTTGTACAGTTGGTTGTACAGTTGGTTGTACAGTTGGTTTGGCTGTATGGCGAACGGTTCGCGCAGTTGTAGTTGCTACCCCTCCGGTACTGGTAGGCGTGTTTCCGGGTGTTCGTTTGCTTGCAAGAGTTTTTGCTTCCTCAGGCCATTTGGCAACTATGCCGTCAATCCACTGTTTAGCGACTGGATTTACTTTTAATTTAGCCAAGGCTGAGTCCAGGGTGGGTTTTTTATCTAGTCCGTCTTTTTTGCCTTGTGCTATAGCTTTTGCGGCATAATCTTGATATCTGGCCTGTTGGGCTTCTTGATCGGCCTTTTGATTTATTAAACTTTTGCCGCCAGTCTTCCATGCTGATTTGGCCTGTGCGAACACACTGTCAGGACCAACCCAGTCAACTTCATCTAGTCGGGTTTTTTTGGGCTGGGTTAGTTCATGAATTTGCATCAGTTCGTCTCACTGTTCTTGTAAACTTGGCAGGATCTCTTAGTTTGATAGCATTGATCAATTTACGCTGTAGGTTTTCAGCCTGTTCTGCTGTGTAACTTGAATCTATTTGCTCAAGCAGGCGTATGGCGCTGGCAATGATGTTTGCGGCACGATTTTCGATAACATGACGCTGATCACGCTCGGCGTATAGTGTTTCTAATTCTTCGAGAATGCTACGGGTTTTCTTTTGCATACGGGTCAGGACCTTTGTATTATTTATTGTTTTTGTCCACATATATCATCACAAATAACCAAACGGCCGTGCTTGTATTTGTCAATGGCCCAACTCTCTTCTATAGAATTAAACCATTTTATACACTCTTCTATTGGATAGTTTAATGCATTATTTTTCACAATCAATGGTGTTAATTGGGCATTAACTGCTTCATGATATTGTCCACTACCATAGGTTTTAGGGTAAAAACCAGTCCAACAACAAGGACTAACATCACCGGTAGCAGAAATATATATTGATTTTAAAATTTTAGTTTTACAACTGATAGACTGTGCAGGCACTCGATCTATTGTAATATCTTCAAGTAAAATTTGATCTGTTTTTTTCTTGTGGAACAATATTTCAAAACTTTTTTCACCAGTATAATTTCCTAATAAATGAGTCAAATTTCCATTTTTATCAAATACTGGGGCAGTATCACGTCCTTCATTAACCATGTAAAACTGTTTGAATCCAATATCTTTACTCATTTCTTGACATTGAGAAATTTGATGTGAGTTATGATCAAACTTAATCATTTTCCAAAGTGCGTATCCGCCTGACGCAATAAATGTTTGAGCATTACGAATTACCGTCTTCCATACGGTATTTTGTCTGTATAAATGATGCGTATCTTCTAGTCCATCAAGACAAAACGATACCCGTACTGGAGTTTTTGCTAATTGTATCCAGAACCTACTATCTCTTGCACCCCCGTTGGTACTGATAGTAACCAACAATTTTGGATTTATACTAAAAAAATAATCAACAATATCTGCTCCCTCTGGGTTCATTACAATGTCGCCAAAGTTACCATTGATACGTATGCTTGTTAATTGAATTAAAAAATCTGTAGTAAAAACTTTTTTAGCGTGTTCTAATGTAAAGTTTATTTCTGGGTATCCTCCATTATAAGGATATCCCCAAAATGTTCTGGGACACCAGGGACAACTAGCATTACATAGACTAGAAATTTCTAAATGAACATCCAGAATGTCTTGATATTCTATCATGACGTTTTAATTTGTCCCAAAAGTTGTTTTAATTTAGCACTTTGTACGTCGGCTGTAATCTTACTAATTTCACCAGTGGTCTGATCTACTGTTTCTGTTGGAGTAACTCTGCTTTGTGCCTTGATACTTTCATAGATGTTGGGCTTTTTAAAGCCTCCTCCAGTCTGTTCATCTTCGCCTGGATCCGTGATACGCATGGTTTCAATGTTGTAGTCCAGGTCAATCTTCATGCCCACACCTGTACTGCTTCTTGACTTCATGCATTGTATTTGATATTTGCCACGTTCTTTCATGGCCCTGCTTGTAAAAATACCAAACACATTGTCCGCAGTATTGATCTTGCTTATACCACCTGAAATATGGCTATGATCAAACTCCACTTCCTCTACTGCACTACGATTCAACTGTGACGCAGTCACAAATAACACATTGAGTTCTTTGGCCAAGTTCCGCAGTTCTTCACTCACATACTTGTCTTTGACAAACAGATCATTTGGACTAACCTTGGCCGACACTGGCATCAGCAAGTCTAGATAATCACACATGACAAAGTCTACACGGATACCAGTCTGTACTTGCACTTCTTTTATATAACTACGGATGTCATTGATTGTGCTCTGCGCTGGTATGGCCTTGATTCTATACTGTCCAGCCTTCTTACTGACCAGTTTAACTTTCAGTTCTGTTTGGTCAATGTCCTTGCGTATTTCTTTTGTGCTCATTCCAGCCAACATGGCATCAGTCCTTAGGGCACACAGTTCTTCGCTTAATTCCAAACTGATATACACTCCACTTAGACCGGCCTGGAGCCACGATAATGCTATGTTCATCATGACCAGACTCTTGCCCGATCCCGACCCACCAGCAAAGATGTTGAGTTCTCCGCGACTGAATCCACCATACAAGATACGATCCATCTGTGGCCACCCTGTGCTGACTTGCCCACCTGAATTAAAATACCGGTCTATTCGAGCTCTTGGATCAGCCCAGTAGTCTGTGCCCATGTCCTTGGTCAAGCTGATCTGCACTGCATCTTTGATCAGTTTTTCTACCGGATCATACTCGCCTTTTTCCAGCAAGTCTGCACTCTTTAAAATTGCACGTTCTAGTTCTTGGCGTCGGGTGAATGCTTCAAACTCTTCCATGAACCAGTCAAAGTGCCCTGCGTTAAGATCAGGAATGTGTTGTAGTCGAACCCCTGTTGTTGCGCCGATCTGTTCAGCAGAAGGCAGTGTTTTATGATCATTGCTGTGCCGGGCAATGAACTCAGCCGCTGGTCTGAGACTACGATCAAAGTTTTCTGGATTATAAATGTTCTGCACACGCACATAACTCTCTGCGTCTTGCAACATCATTTCTAAGAATAGTCGTTGGACATCAAGTCCGTAATCTTTTAACAAAGTTTGTTCCTTTGCATAGTTGGTAGTAATGAGTTTTCAAAAAAATATTTGTTTCCTGCTGGACCATGGTGTCCCTCGGGCATGTCAGAGTCAGCTGGCCTATTGACACCAATGTTGATGCCATGGTAAGTATCTTCGAATAATATGCATTTCTGATGATTCATACAGTAAGGCAATACAAAATTGCTAGGACCCCATATGTTATTTTTATCAAAGTCTTTGCTTAAATTAAGTATCATGTAATTTGCATTGATGCTGTCTAACCATTTAGTTAGAAAAAATACTGTTCTTAATACTTGAGTTTCTAACCAAGAACGGTCGTGATGTATAATCAATTCTTTATCTGTACCGTAATTTTGCAACGATACCAACCCACGATGTACCGCTATATCAAACGGTTGATCTTGCCAGGTCTGTGTATCAATTGTATGTCCTATATATTCAGTATTTTTGTGATTGTCAAACACCGTGATTCTTTCCAACGGAGGAACACCAATTAATACAAGATCTGTGTTCCACATTATTTCGTTTTGTAATCCAACTACTAACTGGCAAACAGCATCAAAACTATTGACAGGTCTGGAACAGTTTTTAATTGTGCGAATGCCAAGATATGAGGCTAGCAGTCCCCAAAAACTATCGTTGGGCTCTACACAAAGACCTGGCGTGGTATAGCTATCACCAAATACCCAAAGTTTATCGTAATCTTTTAACAAGTTGTTTCTTCCTTAGTTCAATTTTAATTCGACTGGTCTCTTTCGATCGCATTATAGTTAGCAAAGTAGCCAAACGTCCCATACAAATTACTGCATCGTTTACATCTTTGATTCCGGTTGGCCACTCTGGCATGCTTACACTCCAACCTAGCTCAACAGCACGTTCTACCAATCGCATGCCCGGTACATCTTGATCTGGCACAACAACCACTTCTCGTTCAAGGCTTCTTACAAGTCTAGCCTGTGCGTCATTTATGTCTGCATGTAACACAGCCACACCATTGATGCTGAGTGCATCAAATACTCCTTCTACCAGGATCACTGTCTGCCAGTTATTCCGTTGTAGGTCTGTGCCAAATACATATCCTGGTTGTATATCTTGGATATACTTGGGTGTCCTATCGTCTAAGAATCTTGTGGTGTGTCCAACTATCTGCCCTTCGTAGGTAAATGGTACGACGATTCCAGGCCGTGTGCCTCGCTTGGACAGGTATGGATAGTCTAACATAATACCTCGCTTGGTCAAATATGCTTGGGCTGTGTCTGTTAGTTCTTCAGTGTCGGCTGGTAAATCGCATTCTTCAAATTCTATCTCAGCAGGTCTAACAGCCTGTTGTCGTTCATTCAGTATGCCTTCGATATTCCTATGTCGTAAACTTTCAAGATTGATACGTTCGATTTCTTCTTGTGGCACATTCAACCAGGTCAACAACTTGCGAGCTTTGAATGTAAGTGTGCGACCAAGTACAAAACTGGCAGTGTATTGACAATTGAAACAGTGGAAACTCCAGCCTTGGTCTGTGTTTTTTATACCACCACGCTGTCGTCTATCAGCAGATTCACTGTTGTGTACGCAACAAGGGGCATTGAAACTGATCCAACCACCAGAGGTCTGTTTGCGTTTTGCAGGTAAGAAAGCGATCACATCAATCATGCTTTATTATAGCATGTTTTTTGGCTTTTACCTATAGAAAAGGTCCACTACATAACCAGTACTGATTACCACCATGGCACCTTGATTATTAGGAGGAACTGGATAATACGGTGTATTGATTCCAGCATTTGGTGCCAACCAATATCCTGAACCACCATTGGTCACTGTGATACTTGCTATTTCACCTGCACCACCAATCGTGGCAGTGGCTGTTGCGCCAGCACCTTCACCAAGTATGCTGATTTTTGGTGGAGCTAGATAGCCCGATCCAGCATTTTGTACCTGTATTGATGTGACCACACCGTCTTCGCAGATGGCATAGGCCTGTGCTGGTATACCGTTTCCACCTGGCACAGCAAAGATACTGTTGTTGAAACACACACGCACCAAAGGATGCCAACCAACAATGTTGAGGTAAATGGTACCAGTACGATCAAGATAGGTAGTGCTTTCAGTCACATTGAATGGCACGCTTTCGTAGTCAGCAGCCGCTTGGGCCTTGATCGTGCCTGTGTAACCATCCAAGGTCATCTGTACTGTGGTTATGCCCTGCGTGGGCTTAACGAAACTGCTGTAAAATTCAGTAAGGGCAAAACTGTTCCAGTAATTGGCGCCGTTGGGATTGCCATTCCAGTAATAGTCTCCGCCAGCATTGCCAAAACTGGTGCCATCAGCTGATCCCTGGGCACTGAGTTTGGTAGTTGGTATGGTAAGTGGGCGGCTTGGAACATATTGTGGTAACACACTATCCACCACATTAAGCGGTGCACGACTGCCCGACTGTGCATCAACGAATACCGGTTCTAAAAGATTTCCACTGGCTCTAGTGATACTATAATAAGCAGGTTGGGCCAGTAATTCCAATAACTGACTGGATAGTAAAGTAACTTTGGCACGGCCAGTTGCGGCATTAAGGATCACCAAGGGTTCTTCTAACAACACAGTAGTTCCTTCAGTGTTGATTACACGGAATACAAAACTGCTGCCAGTGATGTTGACGGGTTTTTCATTTTGATTGATAAACTCAAACAACAACACATTGTCGATGCCTTTGTTTATGGTTAGGACTTTTGCGTACACGGGATTATACCTGTAAGTGAATGTAGAACCAGCACCGGTATCT